ACCAATGTCTGACCTTACTCACCCAGTCTCCGAAGAAATCGACTTCGACGATTGGCTCCGCACTGGAGCTCGAACCACTCGCCACGTGAACCTCTTCGCTCGCATGGATCTCATCGCTGAGATTGACGAGCTGGAGAAGCAGCGAGTGACCCCCGACCAGTACCCTACTGACGAGGACTCTCTCGGTGGTGGGAACCCCATCAACCCCAATGCGGAAATCGACGCCAAGATCGAAGCGTACGAAGCTGAGATCTGGGCTTCCAAGCGAGCCTTCCGCGTCACCGCGTTGACCGACGAGGAGAACCGATCCATCAACCGAGAGGTGCTGGAGGAGTTCAAGGACGAGATCGACAAGGCTGCTGCCAAGGGTCGCGCTGAAGCTCAGCGCACGGTGAAGCGCATGGAGATCACTGTACCTAATGAAGTGAATCAGGTGATCCGCGCAGGGGCCAAGAAGTACGCTGAAGACCTCATCAACTACGAGACAGGTGCCAAGGTTATCGCGGCGACCACTACCACTCGTGATAAGGACGGCATCTGGCGACCTCTCACCGTGGAAACGGTCAAGCAGATCGAATCCGCCTTGGGTGAAGGGCAGATCAACCTTCTGATCCAGGCGGCCAACTCCGCCCGCCTCGAGGTTCCGGAGATCAGCCCGTCAAAATAGTTGAGGCCATGCTCACCAAGCGGTGGGGGCACCTAGTTACGCTGCAGAAAGCTGCACGTAGCCATGGTGTCCCCATCACTGTTTTACTGGGGGTTCGTGAACCGGGTGGTCTGTGGACTCACCGTGACACTAGCATGGCCCTGGCTCTGCAGCAGTACGAAGACGGCCTCCACTCCTGTGGAGTCCACTCCTCCATTGGCTTTGGCGACAAGAACGTTGGCCGAGTCGAGTGGAAGAGCACCATCTGCCATGCTTGTGAAGCAAGTGAGGCAGCCAAGAATGACAACAAGAATCCTTTCCCCGGACAGGTCTTCTACCCTACGTGGGAGGAGAACTAGCTGGGGAGTTTTATGCGCTCCTAGATAGGTGGACACCTTGGCAAATCGTGATCTAACAGTCCGCATCCGAGCGGAAATAGGCAGCTTCAACCGAGACATGGCTCTGGCCGCTAACTCGGCTCGCAAGGCGTCCAAAGAGATCCGTGACGCCGGTAACTCAGGCCAGTCCGGACTGGGTAAGCTGGCCGCGACCGCCAAGGCCAATGAGAAGGCCTGGGACCAGACCTCCAACGGTATGCTGGCAGCAGGTACGGCAATCACCACTGGGCTCGGGCTGGCGACCAAGGCAGCCATGGACTGGGAGTCCTCCTGGACCGGCGTACTCAAGACGGTCGACGGCAGCGACCAGCAGCTGGAAGCCATCGAAGGTGGCTTGCGCAACCTCGCCAAGACCTTGCCGTCCACCCACACCGAGATCGCTCAGGTCGCCGAGTCGGCTGGTCAGTTGGGTGTGGCCTCCAAGGATATCGTGGGCTTTACGAAGACCATGATCGACTTGGGTGAGTCCACCAACCTCACCGCTGATGAAGCTGCCACCAACATCGCCCAGATCTCCAACGTGATGGGCACCATGGAGCGCGAAGGCTCCGCCGGTATCCGCAAGTTCGGCTCCACCTTGGTGGCGCTGGGCAACGACGGCGCTTCCACTGAGAAGGACATCTTGTCGATGGCTCAGCGAATCGCTGGTGCCGGTGCCACTATCGGCGCTACTGAAGCGGACGTCCTGGCTCTGTCCAATACCCTGGCGTCGATGGGTGTCAAGGCCGAACTGGGCGGTGGCGTCGCTACTCGAGTCCTGCTGAAGATGCGTACTGCTGTGGACGAAGGTGGAGAGTCGCTCTCTGCCTTTGCTTCTACTGCAGGCATGTCGGCCGACGAGTTTGCTGATAAGTTCAGCTCCGCTCCAATGGAAGCTCTTGACGCCGTGGCGCAGGGCATCAACCGGGTCAACGAAGAAGGTGGCAACGTTGTAGCCACCCTCAAGGAGATGGGCATCAAGGGCACTGAGGAAACTCAGGTCATGCTCGCTCTCGCCAACGCCGGTAGCCTCCTCAAGGACTCCCTGGCACTTGGCGCCGCCGAATGGGACCGCAACATGGCCCTCACCGAGGAAGCTGGCAAGCGGTACGAGACCACTGAGTCCAAGGTCAAGATCGCCTGGAACGGCATCAAGGACGCAGCTATCGACGCCGGGGCGGACATCCTCCCAGCGGTGCAGGCAGTTGCCGAAGGAGCCTCCGGGCTCATCGAGGCGTGGCAGGGTATCCCCGGACCGGTGCGCTCGACGCTCACCGTACTAGGTGGCGTGGCTGGCGTAGGCATGCTGGCCGCCGGTGGGCTCATGAAGCTGGTTCCCGCTGTGTTCGACACCGTTGCTGGGATGCGCAACCTGAAGAAGGAAGCACCTGGAGCCTACAACGGCATCACCAAGATTGGCAAGGCGGCAGGAATCGCAGCGGCGGCTATTGGCGGCATGCAGATCCTCGGAGCCTTGCTCTCCCGGGAGCATGCGACTTCTGCCGAGACCATTGCCCAGGGAATCCTCCGATTGAACGACGCCACGCTCAAGGGTGCCGACTCACTGGATGGCATGAACGACGCCTTCAGTGTGTGGGATACCGTAGCGGGTGACGACCGGTCAGGCGGCATCCGAGATATCGCCAGCGCCATTGAAGAAGTGTCCAACCCGAGTTTCTCTGAAGGCATCAACAAGAACCTCAACGGCCTGAACCAGTTCTTCAACCTCCCAGACGACAAGATCACGATGCTCGAGAAGCGCTTCGCAGACTTGGGTCTGGAGCTCGGCAACATGGCTGCCAACGGCCATATTGAAGAATCAGCCAACGCCTTCCGGGTGCTCTCGGAGGAGTTCGAGAAGAACGGAAAGTCGGCTCAGGACGCGCTGAACTTCATGCCGGGCTACCGAGACGCTCTGCAGGACATTGCTAACCAAGCTGGCGTCACCGTTACTGAGCAGGAGCTCTTGAACTGGGCGCTGTCGGGCGTGGCCCCGGCGTCGGTGAATGCTGCTAACGGACTGGAGTCGACCTCCAACGGCCTGTCTGATATCTCGGCCGAAGCTGAGAAGGCGGCCGAGGCGATCAACGACTACTTCGAGTCTCTGGTGAACGCCGGTCTCGTGGTGCTCGGAGAGCGTGAGTCGCTACGCCAGCTGGAGGAATCCTTCACGGCAGCGACCGAAGCAGCCAGGGCTAATGGCGAGACCTTGGACATCACGACCGAGAAGGGTCGTGCCAATCAAGCTGCCCTGGACGGCATCGCCAGCGCCGCTCTGAGCACCATCGAAGCTCAGCGAGAGAACAACGCTACAACCGCTGAGCTGGCAGACACCATGCAGCGGAGCCGTGACGCGTTCATCCAGAATGCCACGGCCATGGGCATGAGCAAGTCTGAAGCTGCAGCTCTCGCAGACCGCTTGAACCTGATCCCCGGTGCGGTCTATGTTCAGTTTGACTCGAACACCGACGACTTGGCAGTCAAGCTGACTGAGATCCATCAGCTGGTTCAGTCTACTCCGGATGGCAATGTCACGATCTCGGAGAACTCTCCAGAGGTCGTGTCTGCGCTCGAGGATCTAGGGTACATTGTGACCCACTTGCCGGACGGCAAGATCCAAGTTTCGGAGACTGGTACGGATTCGACTGGTCGGAAGATCGATGAGACCGCTGGTAAGAAGCGGACGGCGAAGATCAACGCGGAGGCGATCACAGGTGCAGCGGAGTCCGCGCTGAACAACACGGCGCGCAACCGCTCCAGTTTGGTCACCCAGACAGTAGCAATCCACACACGATATACCTCCAGCGGAAGCTCAGCGGTGCATCGTGGTGGTTCCGGAGGCCAGACAGGGTACTACATGGGAGGCAAGCTCCCAGCCTACGCCACCGGCGGACGCCTGCCGTATACCGGTCTGGGTCGAGACATGATCCTCGGAGTGGGCTCTGACGGGCGGCCAGTGGCCAATGTGGATGATGGCGAATGGGTCATCCGAGAGAAGTCGGCCAACAAGTATCACAACTTGCTGTCTAGCATCAACTCTGATGACCCCAGTGTTCATCACCTGGCCGATTCGGCCCGGGTGGCACCCTCAGCGGAGGTGGCTTCCTACGCCCAAGGCATGGGGTCTAGCGCTGTGCTCGCCAACAGCTTGGGTGGAGCTACCACGCCGTCGATATCATTCCCGTCTCAGATTGGTCTCGATGCGCGGAGCATCCAAGCTATAGCCAATGCTGTGCAGCCATACCTGGTACTGAACAACCAGCTGGTGCAGCAGGCTAACGGGGCCGCCAACCGGCGCGCTACCGTGAACGGTCAATTCTAGTAAAGGGGCATTCATGGCCAAGGGGAAAATGTGGTTCGGGACTTTCCACCACGCGGAGTTCATCGACTGCCCTGTGGTGGGCTCGGACTTCAGCCCGGAGAGCTGGGGTACCGGCGGGACTTTCCTCTCTGGGGGCGGGTTCGAAGTAGGAGCCCCAGACGCGCACAAGGTGTCTAACCTGTCCTGGTCGGCGGCCTCCACCATCCCGGCGGCGGCCCGCATCCAGGCGTACCGGGACGGGGCATACTCCCAGACTCCGGGGGATCTGTTCTATTTCCACGATCCGCTGTCCTACGCGGTGAATATCCTCCCAAAGCGGTGGGCTCAGCCTTCGCTCATGGTGCGCACCAAGCGCCCTTGGGCTACGGCTGAGGTCCCCGGGCCAGGCACACGCGGCCTGCCCCTCACCGGGGCGCATATCGCCGCCGGTACCACCGACCCCACCGGGCCGGGAGCGGGCGTGTTGTTCATCCCGATCCCGCATGGCATGACCTTGTTCATCGGGGCTCAGAACACCGTTACTGTTACCGGGGGCGGGGTCTTTACTCGGACCGTGCTTGCCGACGGCACCGCAGAGACCCCATCTAGGATCATCGGCGGGAACCGCTACCAGACCAACAACCCCTCGGGGGCGCTGAGAGGAGTCCTCCTATATTTCAAGGGGGAAGTTAACGTCATGGGGATGCGTGCTTGCTTGGTACCACACGGCGCGGCCGCTCCGGTGGATTTCCCTATCACAGCGTGGGATTGGCATTCCGGCATGGGCCACTCCGGGAGCCGGTTCACCGCTCCCCCAACCTACGTTCCATCGAACGGTGTAGCGGGTGGCATGGCATCGTTTAGTGCAACTTTTAGAGAAGTAGGAGATTGGCTGCAATGAAATTTGAGATCCTAGGGGTCCCTCAGCGGTTCGCCAATGGCCCGGGCGAGAAGACCAGTGAGTCCTCCCGGTCGCCGTTGCGCAACCCGCTACCCGCGCCGCCGCTGTCGCCCCTGACACCTAGTGCAGACGCTCACGCGGCACTCCTGCAGATGGCGCAGCAGGACGGGTGGACGGCGCTTTATGACCCGACCGATCCGACCATGGTGACGTTGGATGCTTCTGGGAACGCCTCTGGACTCAAAGACTCACTAGGGCGATACCCCGCAGCGACCGGCATAGCTCCGAAGCCTCCGACACCGGCGGGGGCGCTCCGGGCCACCGCTTCGACTTGGTTGGTATCAGGCGCGCCGAATGCACAGCGCACCGTGCTGGGTCTGATCAAGGTCCGATCCGCGACCTACGCCATCCCTTTCTCGCACTCCTCGACCGGCGGGGCGACGGCCAACTATTCAGGGCTCACCGCTACTTACACCGGTGAGTGGCAGGCGCGCGCTTCCCTGGATCCCGGATACCACCGGATGGACTATCTCATGGGTGGCCCCGATTGGGTAGTCTTTGAGTTCAACACCTCTACGGGGGAGACCCGTCTAGGTGGCCAGCGCGTAGTAGCTGACGAGAATCTGGCAGGTAACCGGAACGCCTCCAGTGGCGCGTTCCTGTTTGGTGCGGATCTTACGGGATCGGCCCAGGTCGATGCGGGGCCACTTCTGATCATGGAGGGGGGCATCGACGCGCAGACCCGCCTAAACGCGGTGGACATGCTCACGAAGCTGTCCGGGGCTCCCGTAGCCAACCGCATAGGGCAGAACACCGCTGAGGCGTATGCCACCATGCGCCCTAATGGTTCGTTGGTGGAAGCGTTCCGCCCAGACCGCCCGGTGCAGCTTGCCTCGCTTACCAAGGTGCTAACCAACTACCTGGCTCGGAAGGTAGTCACGGACGCGATGCTGGATCAGTCGATCCAGGCCACCGCCCAGTACGTCGTCGAGCCTACGAGCCGCGTCCCGGTGGTCTTCCCGGGGGACACGTTCACATGGCGGACGGCGTTCCACCTGTCGATGATGGTCTCCCATAACCAGGTCACCGACACGATCGCATACCACGCGAGCCGGATCATTCATGGCCCGGTGGCTGGTGCATCAATCACCAACCCCGGTCCGCAGATTGACCGCTTCGTGCAGCACATGAACGACTATGTACTGAGCCAGGGATGGACGGAGGGTAAGTTCACGACTCCGCAGGGGCGCTATGACAGCCTCTTGACCCCGCGCCATTTCTCGTCGCTCATGCACAAGGTGAACGCAGAGGATTCATGGCTTCGTGGAGTCATGAACACCCTCACCTACACCTGGTCGGTAACCCGAGTCAAGCCTCTGGAGAATGAGCCTAACCCGTCCACTGGGTCAGTGACCAACATTGTCCGCAGGGATTCCGGGGGCCAGGACCTGCTGGAGCTGGCTGGAGGTAAGTCGGGAGACACCCCGGCCCCGGCCATTCGGACCATCAGCGTCCTCTGGGATGACCCGGTGACCGGGGAGCGACTGGCGACTACTGCGCTCAATACGGGCGAAGTATCGGCAGACCGCTATGAGCTTCTCCGCCAGCTGTTCGATGCTCACAAAACTCGGTACGGGGCTCCGGAGTCCTGGAGCTCTCTTGACGGGCGGACGGGGGTCGAATGGCGCTCTGACGGAGGGGGCTCCTATGTGGCAGCCTTCGTCTCTCCAGAGTCCTCGGGTGCGCGGCTGGAGCTCATGCCGTTCTCCCGGTTCAATGACCCCCAGCCCATCGTGCAGTCGGGGAACACCATCAGCGTGTCGATGAATCTCCGGAGCGGGAGCGCCCCGGCGGGGGCTTCCTTGCACCTGGAGCTGGAGCTCGTTGGAGGGTACTTCTCGAATGGTTCCCGCACTGTCGGATGGTCTGCGCCAGCGACCTCGACTTGGACTCCGTTCTCCGGGTCGGCTACCGTGCGCCGGGGCGGAGTTCTCCTGGTGCGCGCTTTCGTCGAGGATGGGGACTCCAAGACCCTGCTCTGGGCACGCGAGGCGGGTCTCACCATCACCACCCCAGAGCGTATTACTTATCCATACGCTATGGAGGTCTCAGACTTCCAGCTGCAGGAAGATGTCCAACCACTGAACCCTGCCGACTCTGGAGGCGGTGTCGGCGATTACTCAGTCTCGGTCAAGCTTCCGGAGCTGGGAGAAACCATCTTCTCTGAGTACGGTTCCCGGTACCTAAAGGGCAAGCGGTCCCGACTGACGACCCGCTTCGGTGTGGTCTACGGCACTATCACCGACGTGACGGAAACGGATCTTGCCTTACTCCAGGTCGAGAATCAAACTGAGATGGGGGCGCTGAATGCCTACAACGTGTCAGCTCCACCTTACACCGGGTCTCTGGGAGGGCTGATCGCCGAATACTTCGCTCTTATCGCGGAGTCGGCACCGACGTTCTCTATTGACCCGGAGCTGGGGTCCATTCCGGTGACCGCGCCGAGCTGGAACGGGGAGCTGTGGTTCTACTTGAAGCAGCTCTGCATGGCCTATGACATGCATCTCAGTTTCAAGCCCGAGGGTGGGGTTCACTTTGGTCGCGCCCCCGGCGCGGAGGTGAGCGTCCTGGATGTCTCGAACACCGTAGCACGGGACGATGCGCAGCGTCGTGCCCGCTCAGTGGAGGTCATCAAGTACACCACCAGCCGACGCCGGGGAACGCTGCTCTACCCTCCAGGGGGCTGGGATGACCGGGTGGAGGTGATCACCGTGGGCCCGGGTGAAACCGTGACCCACACCCTGGAGCTAAACGCCTCAGTGGAGAACTGGGAAGTTCCCCAGTACACTTCCTACGTGTCGAAGGATTCCGCCGAGCTGTCAGTGTTTACGCTGGTCGACGAGAACGGGGTTACCGTCCCTCTCGACCGATTCAAGGCTCTGGGGGGTTCCATCAGTTTCACGCTGAATGAAGATCGCCAGTCCTTCACGGTGAGGGTCACCGCCCCGGCAACATTCCTCCGGGACGATGGTCGGACGCGGATCACCTCCTATTCCATCGGATCCCGTTTCGGGGACGCTGGCACCCAGTACTCCACGCTTCGGATTATCGGTACTGGCGTTCACGTTACCCCAGAAACGGTTCTCATCAACACCGGGCTCTCCGAGCGAGAGACTGGCACTGAAGTGGGCGCGACGCTGGATAACATCTTCGTTACCACCTGGACTCAGGTTCGACGGCTAGGTGCCCGACTCGCGGCGGCCTATGCTGGCTTCGCTCCGAAGCTCAGCTACCAAGTGCCGAACGCTCCGGGCACTCAGTGGGGAGCTGACTCCGCCGGGGCGGTTCTCCGGGGGGATCGGATGGACTTCCGACACCAGTCGGCCAGCTATTCACCCACTGGTGTTCAGATCGAAGCCGACTACGCTACCGCGCATGAGCGCTTCGAGGACAGTGTGGCGGGGATGACCTACTCAGAGGTCGACACCTGGACCGACGGCCTATCCTACGCGGACACCGCTAACCGAGGGCTGAAACAATAGGCAGTTTCGTCAGAAGAGTGGCGTGCCCCTAAAGGTGTGCCACTCTTCTAATAGACTTACATTATGGAGGCCACTGCATGACCGAGAACATATTCCCCGCCCGGCAGCTGGGCGCAGGAGACACCTGGGGGCGAGAGGTCGAGAGTCGCATCCGGGCGTTGTCCCGGGAGCTGACCATCGAGCGTCAAAAGACGGCCAACCTCACGCGGGGGTCCAATACCCAAGCGGCCACCGTCGCCCAGCTGTCCAGCAGCATCGAAATCCTCCTCAGGCAGTTAGAGGAGCAATCCGGAGGAGGAGCCAATATGGCAGACCAGATCAACGAGAACGCGCGAAACATCGGGGTGCTTTTCGACCGACTGCCCGTCTCCCGGGGAGACACCAGCACCTTCTCCGGGGTGAGCATCGCGACCGGTGGAGCGCTGTTTGGCGCTACGTCGATCACGGTTCCCTCCCGGAAGCGCCGCGCCGTGGTCAGCTTGGTGCTGTCGGCAAGCTTGCACAAACCTTCCACCGCCTCGCTGTCCACCCAGCTGGTCATCAACGGGGTCCCGGTGGAGACTCCTCGGAACCTCACTGCCTTGTCTGGCAGGCAGGAGATCACGCTGAGCTACTCTACGGAGATGATTGTGGAGCCCGGCCAGGTAATGACCTTCCAGGCGAAGTTCACCACGGACACGGCGATCCCCAACCCCTCCACCGCGAGCCCCAATATTATCGTCCTGACTACGAATGTAGTCTTCAGCAATTAGGAGCATTCAGACATGCCGGAAACAATTCCCGATGGGCTGGCGACACCGGACGCGGGTGACGATTACGCGCTAGTCCAGGACCTGGAGGCCTTCGCCGCCACGGTTCAGCAGGCACTGATCCGCAGAGCCAACACTCGCATGGGTACTCAGTCCGAACGCCTGGCAGCCACCGGGCTTCCCGACGGCACTCTCTGGAAAGACACCACCGGGGAGAGAATCCTCTGGCTCCGGGACAACGCGCAATGGGTCCGAATCTGGCCGGAGCCAGCCCGGAACGTTTTCCGCATCGGATCCTATGATGAAGTTCTCGGCACGGTATTCTACAATATGCGCCGCCTCTACCAAGACGGCACCACCACCGCCGCCAGCTTTGAGTTAGCGGGTACCCCCGCGAATATCGGAATGCGCCTCTCCAACTGGCTCAACGGGTCGATCTCCAACTACGTCGACTTCCGCCGTAACGGGGAGATCGGTGTCCACGACGGGACCAACATGAGGACCTTGCCGTTCGCCAGCGCAGGCGGAAAAGTCCTCATTGATCCCCCCGGTCCCAACCAGACGACCAGCGTCCAGGTGGCTTTCCCGGAGGGATACTTCACCCAGGCCCCTGTCGTGCAACTCACCCCGGATTCAGGATACCCAGAACAGATCCGCCTCTCTACGGAGAACATCAACACCAGCGGCTTCCGTCTCAACATGCACCGAACTACTCAGCTGACCGCAGTTGTACACTGGTCGGCGACTCAGTACCGAGAGGGGTCCTTCTAGTGCCTCGCCAGATGATGTTGAAACTTTGGAACCGGGTCCAGGAGCCCCGGATCGTGACCACACTCCAGACCCTGCTGTACATTCTAGTCGCGGCGGCGGGTGCAGGGATTCTGCTCTGGACCCCTTCAAGTATCGAAGGGACTACCGGCCACACACTCACTTTGGTCTGGGGATGGTTCGCTATCCTCGGAGGGCTGTTGGGGGCCTTCGCTACACCTGGTGGTAAGTGGTTCCTGGAGAGACCGGCCATATACATGTGTGGGACCGCCGTAGCCTTTTATCTAGGTTTGGTGGGGCATCTGCAATTCACAGCGGAAGGAAACCGACTAGTGCAGATGGCTTTCATAGCCATCGCGGGAGTTGCTCTGGTCATTCGTTTTGAACAGATCAAGGCCTTCGACTACGAGCCCGGCAAATAGGAGGCCAAGCCCATGGATTGGCCACAATACATTCTTTCCTTGATCGCAGCGCTGGGCGGAGGTCTGACAGTCCGAGAGGTTGTCGGAGCCATCGGACGATCCAAATCAGGAAAGATGCAAACTGAACGTGTGCAATCCAAATCCCTTATCGCTCGCACCAGATACGCGGAGGCGATTGCCGAATACGAACGGAACTATAGAGTCACGATCCAGGATCATGCTTCGACCTGCCGTCGTATTGCCATCGAGTACGGGGCGGATGTCGCTGAGCTTGGGCCTTGGCCTTTGCCTCCAGCCCCACCTGAACGACCGGCGGAAGACCCGGACACCAGCACCATCTAAACAAGTAAGGAGCACCACCATGAAGTACTTCCGAGCACCGTCTCTCACCTCTCTAGTGGAGGAGACCAACAAGGAGTGGCCTAAGCGTGACAAGGCCTCTGATGGCTGGATCGGAGACCCGAGCCACCAAGCCCGGGTGTCCGACCACAACCCGGACTACTCCGCAGGAGGTATCGTCCGCGCCATCGATGTCGACGTGGATGGTATCGATGTCGACAAGTTCCTGGCTGCAGTCTTGAAGGACGACCGCACCAGTTACGTGATCTACAACCACCGAATCTGGGGTGGCTCCCGGTGGCGCAAGTATGAGGGCTCCAACCCTCATACCAAGCACATTCACGTGTCCATCAAGCACACCGCAGCGGCGGCCAAGGCGGGCTCGTGGGGCCTGTCGAAGGCTCCTAGCAAGCCTGCACCTAGCAAGCCGAAGGTGAAAGCTCAGTCGGCTAGCAACCGTCCTAATGGCTCCACCACCTTCCCGACCGACTACGCCGATCTGAAGATCGACAAGAAGTGGGACGATCTGACCCAGGGTGCGATTCAGATTCTCATGCACCAGCTGGGCTACCACACCAACAAGCAGTGGGACGGCAACGTTGGCCGACTGGGGATCATCGACCTCCAGAACTGGCTGCAGGACGTAGGCTACTACGTCAAGACCCCGACCGCCAAGTGGGGTGTCCGCAAGGGAGTCCGCCTCGTGGTCGACGGTGGCGCGGGCAAGTGGTTCTGGTACGAGTTCCAGCGCTACCTGAAGGACCGCAAGTTCTACAAGGGCGTGCTGGACGGCGACCCGAAGGCCATGACCTTCGAGGCCGTCGATCTCTGGCTCAACGACAACAACGGAAACTAAGGAGACCCCTATGGGTAAGTACGCAGCAGAGGGGACCGGCGTCAACGCCTGGGCCACTCGAAAGAACATCTACACCGCCGTGATCGTGGTGGCCGCCGTAGCGCTGGCTGTCGTGGTCACGATGGGGTTCATCAGCATCGACCAGATCAACAGCTTCATCCAGCTGGTGCTGGTGTTGGTCGGCATCCTGGGTAGCTTGGTTGGCCTGGTGGCCGCCGCGCTCGCCCGGGCTAACGTCGAACCGCCTCAGGAATAAAATAAGGCCCCCACTCCTAGGAGTGGGGGCCTTATTTTCGTTTAGGCGAAGAATCCTTTTCCGAAAGCGATTAGGTTCTTGACTCCGACCAGTCTTCCCATGTTGTTAGCGTGTGGGTCAATTCCGTCTTCGATGTAGAAGACCTGCTTACCCAATTCTTTTGCCTGGATGACCAAGAATCCCTTTGCAAAGGTGCCAACTGACAGCGAGTTCTCTTCGCCGGTCTCGTCAGTGCGAACCTCTTCCAGTTCCATTTCCTTGGCGAATTCCTGGAGTTCCTTGGTGATCATGGTGGTTCCTTTCGGTGTAGGTCGAGCTCCTTGCCCAACAAGATCAGTCTACCCTACAATTCTGCATATGCAAAATCCTACTTCTTGATATCCAGTCTCAGGTCTGGATCCATCCAGTCCACGTACTCGTGCCACTCAACTTCGGTGTAGTGCAGCGTGGCACGTAGTAGCTTATCGGGCCACCGCGCGTGCAGGTTGCGACGTCGCGCGAGCGCGTCCTCCTTCGTGCGGAAGATCCCTCCACCTTTCGTCTGCTTCGGCTTCTCACCATCCCACATGACGCGTAGGTACCAAACCCGCTCAGGAAGCGGAGTCACCCTTGGCTTGGTCAACGTTC